TGAATGACTTAGCCGAAGAAACGGTTGATGATAAGGTTGGAGCGTCTGGCTTTAATCGTTTGATGAATTTACTCGCTGAGTTTCCTGGAGTTGTAAAGTTTGAAGTTGAGAAGAGACTTATACTCTGGGGGATACAGCGTGCGAAAACACGGATGATTGAATTTATTTCGACGCATAGGTATGCGTTTATTCTTGGTGGATTGCCGTTGCTGCAGCCATAGCTGGGTTTATAGGACTCGGTGTGTGGTTGGCGACACCAAATGAACAGGAACTTGTTTCCATCCAAGGTAAAGGTAAGGACTACGAAGATTCGACTACTAATCGTGTGAAGGAAAAGCGTGCCAAGGATGAGCGAGCGCTCACTGAGGCTGAGAAATGGGATGTTAAGATGGATCGCATTCGCAAGGATTATCCTGTTAAGCAGGTGAATCCGGAATTAGCGAATGAGCGTGGTGCCATATTATCCCAACAGCAATTTCTTTTTACGGTTGTCGGAACTAAGCAGATGGCCAGTGGTAAGGTGCTTTGCTCTCAAGGGCAGATACATTTTTTCCATGATCGCTATGCCACTACGGCAAAGCATGTCAAAGAAAGGACGTTGAAGCTTTTAGAAGGTGAAGACCATTTCGCTGGTATTCTTACCCAAAGTGGCGGCGGAGCTGCTGTCACTAAGATCGGGTTTAATCCAAGAGAATTGGAATGGAGAGATATCCCCGGGACTGAGGAATCGGTCGTTAGGTTCCCAAAGGGTGTTACACCTAGAAGGGATCGAATCGGCTTGTATATCAAGAACGAGGATGTTGCGGCCATGTCGCGTGGCCCGGTCGAGGACTTTAGATTATTATATCGCGACGATAGTGGGATACCGCATCAACCTTTCGCCGAACGAGCGGAATTAGTTGTTGCTGACTTTGATGTCGATGACCCACTTTTGTATCTTGCGACCACGTTGAGTGAAGGCACACCGAGTGGCTCCTCTGGAGCTGTTGGATGGAGTGCTAACCCGAAATTGGGTCGCTTTATATTTGGCGGTCACACTGGGGTCATCGGAGCCCGCGCGCACTTGTCATTGATCACTCAGGAG